TTTTTTTTTTTTTTTTATAAAACCATTAAAGGAAAAATCGCAGGCGCTTGCGCCTACCGAACAGATTTTATTACAATTTTAATAGAATCAAATGGTACACCATGATACTCGAAACTGTCTAAAACAGTAGCATGATCATGAGCGTTTACCACAGACCAGGTTGTCTTCCCGTCAACTGCAGCTATACGTACGTATACTACAGATTTATTGATACGGAAATATTGACTTGTGCCTAAATCTTCTTGATATACATCGCCAGGTGTGTATAAATAGGCGTGTTTTGAACGCCGAAAATGAATGCATGGATTTTCTTTGTGAATTTTACAGGAATATTCGACTTCTTGTGAAACTAAAGTGTCAACACTTGATCTACCGGAAACCACCCCCTCAGAAGATAAATCTTCTGACTCAGTGGAAAAACGGTCGACAGTGTTATGAATCTCAGAATGAACCGACACAGCGCTTGAAGCTGCTATTGTGTCAGTATCACTTAGTTTAAAAGCAAAGCTGAGAACATTGAAACAGGTCCGTGAACTTTGATATAAAAGGTCAAGCCCAGCTTGATCTCTTTGGACGCCTTCAGGTAAAACTTGAAGGGCATCGCTCTCGAATCGGAAGGTTTGATCTGTCTTGAAAACAAATCAGGAACAACCATCCGCTCAGTCACCTTCACGCCGTAGTTGTACGACGTAGAGGTATGAGTAACCGATTCTGGAAGCATAGAAATCATCTCGGTGGTAATACCGGAATGAGTAGATTGAATAATAGCCGCTATGGTTTGACCAGCGGCCGTTGTTTGATAAGTCATATCGAGTGCGTAAAGATCACACGCCTCAATACCCATCAAATGTGAAGAAAGCAATGAATCCATCTGTTTGGCAAGTGAGTAATCCTTGTCTCCAGGTGAACAATAGAAATGAAGTTTTAAGTCATATGGTCTCTGACCAGTAGTTGAAGCATTTGATAAAGGAGCTGATGTTCCATCAGAAGCAGTCTTGAGTAAATCGGACATGGTAAATAACGAAGTGTGTGACTTGTGCGTCAATAATAAACCAATGAGACTACATCCAATGGTATTGGATTGTCAAATAGGTCACCTCGTGTTATCTGAATCGAATTCAAACTTTCTACCATTTCACTCGTTTCTCTGATGGTATGATGATCCCAATCAAGACGCGCAGCGTCAATTCGTCTCCAATCTATGGAGCCCGTGTAGCCAAACTTTCGTAAATTGTGCATGATGTATCTTATCGCAGAGAAATGTTCATGTTCAGCTTCAGTCATCACAGTGCTAAGCAATTCTGATTGAGCGTAATTAAATGCAAACAGATCAAAATAGCTAAGTGCGATCTCATCGACCTTGCCTCTCTCCAATTGGCCTCTCAGCCTCTTGTAAAGAAGTATAGGATCCTTGAACATGACTCCATCTCTGATGTTGAATGAACAGAAAGAACCAGTCTGTGAGACTTCCCGAGTCTCTATGCAGTAATCAAATGGTATCCACTCCAAAAATTTCGAACTAATAGTGAGGCCCGCCTCTCTTTCAATGTCATCACCGGAAATAGCTATGGCTCTGCCAGGCATAATATCGAACTTCAAACATTCTCGAGCCAGAGTCTTCAAACTGTTTGCTAACCACGTGAAAAGTTCTCCAGAGAACGTCATAATAGCGAAATGCATAGTGCGAGTGTGGAAATCCATCTTGTCCTCGCAATAGAAATCAATCAGATCTTCAGGAATGTTATATCTTCTGAAGATTAGGCTCATCAACACCACGGTCTCTCCCCGTACTGTCATGTCTAAGCCTTTTATGTCACATATCTCGTGTTGAGAAAAGTTCAGCCACATCCGGACCCAGTCTTGCATCTCCTCTACTGTCTTTTTAACATGAAAGTACACCCATGGTGGTGCTTCTTCCAATATCTTGTCTAAGACGTATATGCCGACCCATCCCAATTTGAACAGATATTCATCTGATCTAGTCAGGATTGTTTGCAGAGGTTTCGCAACAGGTGCGTGAAGATCCTTCATTTTCCACTGAGTCTTCGCACCAAGGAAATCAGAATAGTCTTGATCGCTTCTTGACAACGATGCTCTCTTCAGAGCCTCAGATCTGTCTCCTCTTCGTATTTGAAACTCCTCAATAGCGGCTTCCACCTTGTAATGATCTAAGGCATGTGTCGTCGATGGATCCCAGTTGAAGTATGTGCACAAGGCGTGATACAATGCTATTCCATACGGTTCCAGCATCTTCACTTCTTGAACATTCTCGTCTCTCGTGGCTCTTCGGATGCGTTGCGCGACACCAGCTGCAAAGCTTGCTGAATCAGATGACAACTGATATTGTCCCCAGTTCAAAGCGTTGGGTTTAAACAACAGAGGGTTGTCTTCATCGTCCATATCGCTCAAGAACTTATTCAACTTGCTAGAAGCGATTCGCTTGGATAGTTTGCCGAACATCTTGTCTTGCAGTCGCTTCCTCACTACCGACACATCTGATCTGTACATGAATGTATCAGGAAATTGACCACTATACAATCCGTTCATGTGTAGCTCCCTTTGGTATCTCTCAACTAGTTCAGAAGTATGCAACTCGTCGACGTCAACCACCCTCACAG